GCCATGCAGTGGCTTACTGCATGACCACCGGCACCTACACCCAGACGCTTAAGGAACAATCCCCGACCCTGATGGCAAGGGACTATAAAGATCCGCCTGTGGTGAACGAGACCGAGCCGGAGTACATCGTCCGCAGGCTGACGCCCACCGAGTGCGCCAGACTGCAGGGATTCCCGGACTGGTGGTGCGCCGGGCTTGGGACCGATGAGCCGTCTGAGGATGAGATCGAGTTCTGGACAGAGGTGTTTGAGATACACCGCTCCGTCATGGGGACTCCTTCCAAGCCTAAGAGCCGGAACCAGATCATCAAGTGGCTGAAGAATCCCCACTCCGACAGTGCGGAATATAAAATGTGGGGCAACGGCGTGGCACTCCCCAACGTCTATTTCGTGCTTTCCGGCATTGTGTACTACTCACAATTCCCGGAATTTTTGTTGTGACATATTTTGTGCCGGATTCGCTTGCTATTTCCGCTGCTTAGAGTGATTAATGTAGTACCGAAAAACAAGGAGGTACAGAGAATGCGAATTGAATTTCACAGAACAGGCGCGGAAAGGAAGGCGCTGGTAACAGCCATTGGAGAAATCCTGGAGTTCAGGCCGAAGTATAAAGGGATGCCAAGCGCCGCTTACGAAATTGACTACTACACGGTAACGAAAGACGGTACGCTGGAGTTTGATGACCGGACCGACAGCGAGGAGGTGGAAAACCTGCTGGAGCAGCTTGCTGACCGGGGAATCGTTGCAGCACCCGCAGAAATGGCACAGGCATGGCTTAACGCAAGGGCAGAGGAATTATCCAAGGCAAGTGAAACCGAGCCACAGGAGGCAAACGTGGGGCTTACGGTGGAAATCCCGCTCGATAAGGTATCGTTGGGTAATCTTACCAAGCTGCTGGAAGCCAAGGGAAAACTGATACGGAAAGCCTTGGGGATCAGCGAGCTTTCCATTGAAATTCTGGAGGACCGGGTGGCGTTTCCTTGGTTCGAGGAACTGCCCAATTCCGATGCTGTCAAAGCCTACACCCACTTCATTTCCGCACTCTGTGAGATGAGCAGGAATGCCAAGCGGGTAACAGCGACTGAGAAATCGGTGGAGAATGAGAAATACGCATTCCGCTGTTTTCTGCTGCGGTTGGGATTTATCGGCAGCGAATATAAAGCGGAGCGCAAGATCCTGCTGAAGAATCTGACCGGGTCCTCGGCTTTCAAGGATGGGGGTGTGAACCATGAAGTTTCCGAGTAGAGAGATTGTGGAAAGCATCCGCCGGGAATATCCCGCCGGCACCCGTGTGGAATTGGTGCAGATGGATGATGTGCAGGCTCCGCCTGCCGGTACAAAAGGCACCGTCAAAGGTGTGGATGACACCGGTTCCCTCCTTATGCGCTGGGATAATGGCAGTGGCCTGAACGTGGTCTATGGGGAGGATATTGTCCGGAAAATTCCTGTGGTCAAAACAGTCTGTTATGGCAGAATCAAAGAATGGTACAGCCGTGCGGAGGCAGAGCAGTTTTTCTTTCATGCGATGATGAACTCCGAGGGCAGTGAGCAAAGCAGATATGTAAAAATATATACCGGGTTAAAAATGGGAAAAGAATTCTGCACGGACGAGGAGGAATGACCAATGGAACAAGATATTTTGGAGCAGCTCTATTTTGGCAGGATTGTGCCATGGGAGAACCGGAATGATAAGACGCCGGAGATAGAACAATGCAGTGAACAGGTTTATCAGGACATGGAGCATTTGGCACAGTTACTGGATGAGGATGGAAAAAAGATTCTTGAAAGGCTTATGGATAACCGTTCTGAACTGGAAAGCCACCAGATTCTGGAGGGATTCAAGGATGGGTTCCGGCTGGGGGTTCAGCTTACGGCAGCAGGTCTTGGAAATAAAAATAAGCTGTAAAACACACAAATTCCGCCCGGAATCATTGTGTAATATATAGTGCGGAATTAACTTGCTATTATCCTCTTTTAGAGCGAATATGTGTACACCGAAAGGGAAAACACACAGCCGCGAGGCAGAAAAACGGAGGATTTCAGAATGAACGAAAAAACAGCAAGGCAGATTGCAGAGATGAAAACACAGACGATTGGGGTCGAGGTGGAGATGAATAACATCACCCGGCAGAAGGCTGCGAAGGTTGCCGCCACCTACTTCGGCACAGGCAGATATGAGAACACTGCCGGCCGCAACGGGTACAGCACTTGGAGCGCATGGGACAGTCAGGGACGCGAGTGGAAATTCCAGAAGGACGTTTCCATCGCAGGACCGGAAGAACAGGAATGCGAACTGGTCACCCCGATCCTGACCTACGGCGACATCGAAACCCTGCAGGAGCTTTGCAGGCAGCTCAGACATGCCGGAGCGAAAAGCGACGCCAGCCGTGGCTGTGGAGTTCACATCCACATCGGAGCGCAGGGGCACACGCCGCAGAGCCTTCGGAACCTTGCCAACATCATGGCGAGCCATGAAAGCCTGATCGCCGAGGCACTGAAACTTGACCGGGGCCGCATGAGCCGCTACTGCCGCACGGTTGACCCCAACTTCCTCACCAAGGTCAACAGCAGAAAGCCCAAGACGATGGCGCAGCTTGCGGACATCTGGTACAACAGCAACGGCGCAAGCTACGGAAGAAACCACCATTACAACGACAGCCGCTACCATATGCTCAACCTCCACGCCACCTTTACCAAAGGCACGGTCGAGTTCCGGCTCTTCCAGTTTGATGAGCCGACAGCCGAGCGCAGGGGCGGCATCCACGCGGGGCAGCTTAAGAGCTACATCCAGCTTTGCCTGGCCTTAAGCCAAATGGCAAAGGATGTGCGGACGGCAAGCCCTAAGCCCCAGCAGAACGAGAACCCCAAATACGCCATGCGCACCTGGATCCTCCGCCTGGGCTTCATCGGCGAGGAGTTCGCAACGGCCAGAGATTTTCTGACCCGCAATCTTTCTGGGGACACAGCCTTCCGGCACGGTAGAGCAGCCGCTTGAAGGACACGCAGGAGTTAGCCTCCTGCCACCTTACCCTTGACCGCCTCGGCGGTCTTAAGGTGGTAGAAGGGTGATCCCTTCGGAAAGGAGATGCGGATATGCATTTGACAATTAAGGATACTGCGAAAATGAGGAGAATGGGATATACCGTTAAGGCGATGTACGAAACGGCGAAAGGCATCCCGTTCCTAAAGTATTTCATGGACAAGGCAGAAATGGACAGATTTACCGCAAATGCGGAAGAAGAGGGTTCAAGGCTGGTGGCTTGGGCAGAAAGGGGTGCTTGAAAGATGAAGAGATATTACATTGCTTATGGAAGTAACCTCAATGTTGGTCAGATGCGGATGCGCTGCCCCCACGCCACGATCCTTGGCACGGCAAACCTTAAGAATTGGGAACTACTTTTTAAGGGAAGCAAGACCGGCTCCTACCTGACCATCGAGGAATGCGAGGGCGGCACGGTTCCCGTGGTGATCTGGGAGGTAACGGCGACCGATGAAGCCGCCCTCGACCGCTACGAGGGATTTCCCAATTTTTACTACAAGCGGGACATCCGGCTCCAGTACAAGGGCATTCGCACGGGGAAGCGCAGAACGGTGACGGCATTTGCCTACATCATGCATGAGGACAGGCCGATAGGGATTCCGAGCAATCTCTACATGAGGATTTGCCTGGAAGGGTACGACACCTTCTGCTTTGATAAAAACGTCCTGGTTGACGCCTACGATAAATGCAGGGAGGTATGCGGATATGAAGGATAATGATGTGATCCGGATGGCGGTCTGCCCCCTGTGCGGCAGGGCCTACCACGGCGCTCCGGCGCTTTCCAGAGAGAACAACGAAACGCTTATCTGCCCGGACTGCGGAACAAGACAGGCACTCCAGTCCATCGGAGTGAAGCCGTCTGAGCAGGAGCAGATTCTTGAAACGATCCACCGGCATATGGGAAGACCGCCTGGTTGAAAACTAACAATTTTCCTGTATAATAAAGATGTCTTGATAGAGACAAATCGGAAATTGGCAGTGAGGTGAGGCAAGTTGCAATACAAAGAATACGGTAAACAGAATCGAGATGTGATTATTCTTCTGCATGGCGGCGGCTTGTCATGGTGGAATTACCGAGAAGTGTCCGAACGACTTCAAAATGATTTTCGGATAATTATCCCGATATTGGATGGTCACGCAGGAAGCGATGAAAATTTCACAACAATCGAAGACAATGCCGCTGAAATCATTTCTTTTATTGATAGGAACTTTGGAGGTTCGGTATTGCTGATTGGCGGGTTATCTCTCGGCGGTCAAATATTACTTGAAATGTTATCTCGGCGAAAAGACCTTTGCCGTTTTGCAATGGTCGAGAGCGCAGCGGTTATTCCATCCAAGCTAACTTATTCGTTGATTAAGCCGGCATTTGGAAGCTGTTATGAGTTGATTCGGCAAAAATGGTTTTCTAAACTGCAATTTCGTTCACTTCGAATGAAGCCGGAACTTTTCAATGACTATTATCAAGATACTTGCGGCATTACGAAGCAAAATATGATTGCGTTCTTACAAGAAAGTTCTATGTATTTCATGAAGAAGTTTCTTGGAGAGTGTGTGGCAGAAATCCATTTGTTTGTCGGGGAGCGGGAAAACAAACGTATCTTGCTTTCTGCAAGAAAGCTGCATGAAACCCTGGAAAAAAGCAGCTTAAATGTCCTTCCAGCTATGTATCATGGAGAGTTTTCCATCAACCATGCCGATCTCTATGTAAAAGAATTGTGTGCCATTGTTAAACAGCATTAACTTCCAGTTTATTGAATGAAAGCAAAAAAACTTTATCAGCATCGGTTAGAAATAGCCGGTGCTATTTTTATGCCATTTTGGAGGTGGTGTCCATGCGGAAGCTGAAAAAATACAAGCCCACCAGGTTTATGGCGAAGACCTCGCACTACGATAAGGACGCCGCCGACTATGCGGTCATGTTCATCGAGTCCCTCTGCCATACCAAGGGTACCTGGGCGGGAAAGCCCTTTGAACTGATCGACTGGCAGGAGCAGATTATCCGCGACCTGTTCGGCGTGTTAAAGCCCAACGGCTACCGGCAGTTCAATACGGCGTATATCGAGATCCCAAAGAAACAGGGAAAGTCGGAGCTTGCCGCCGCTGTGGCGCTTTTGCTCCTCTGCGGGGACGGTGAGGAACGGGCCGAGGTGTATGGGTGTGCCGCCGACCGTAACCAGGCGAAGATCGTGTTTGACGTGGCGGTGGATATGGTGCGGTTCTGCCCGGCGCTCTCCAAGCGGGTGAAGATCCTGGAGTCTCAGAAGAAAATCACCTATCTGCCCACCAACAGTTCCTACCAGGTGTTGTCGGCGGATGTGGCGAACAAGCACGGCTTCAATACCCACGGTGTGATCTTTGATGAACTGCATACCCAGCCCAACCGGAAACTCTTTGACGTCATGCTCCAGGGCTCTGGCGATGCCCGGATGCAGCCGCTGTATTTCCTGATCACCACAGCAGGCAACGATACCAACTCCATCTGCTATGAGGTACACCAGAAAGCCATTGACATCGCAGAGGGACGGAAGGTTGATCCTACCTTTTATTCGGTCATTTACGGTGCTGCCGAGGATGAGGACTGGACAGACCCCAAGGTGTGGAAAAAGGCTAACCCGTCCCTCGGCATCACGGTAGGTATCGACAA